CAGCCTACAGCGGCCAACAACACCGGGAACAACATATCGACAATCTTCTGCATGTTCATTACTTGTCGGCCTTTTCGTCCAACTTGTCCCAGATGCGGGTCAGGATTTGCTCGATACGCTCTAAGGCGGACTTGTAGTCATCGCGGCGCACGAACTGGTTCATCATCTCTTTGTGGTCGCGCTGAAGGTTCTCTAGGCTCGTCGTAATCGAGCGCAAGGTCCAACCGCCAAACGCTGCTGCAACTGCCACCGCAATGTTAAAAGCCGCCTGATAATCCACGTCACTTCTCCAAACTTAACTTAAGTGCGCCTTGAAGCATGGCTATCTCCCCGAAAAAGCGTTAAGAACTTCGGATTGACTTAAAAAGTTGACCCCGGCGGGCGCTGCGGTTGGCAGTATTTGGGGAAACACATTCGGAGCCAAAATGGACGGCGCACGACCGCCCTCAGCGACCTGAGCGCCAAACTGAGCAGCCCTTGCTCTGGCTAATTGGTTTGCAGCCGCACGCGACATAAATCCTGTGCCTCCCGTTGCTATAGCCAACGGAACCGTCACGTCAGGTCCAAATCTTGCCGTTCCAAGTCCAGTAGCAGTTGCTTGTGTGAGAGCCTTTGGAACGTCTCGGACGTTTGGGCGCATAATTCTTGGCGGCGCAAACATACCGCCAAAGGACTCTAACGCGTTGATGTCAAGACGACCCTCACCAATTCTTTCAATTACGTTTTGCTCGGCCTTAGTGAATTGACGCTTAATGGCGCCATATCTTCCTTTGCCTTGGCTAATTTTGTAGAACTCTTCTTTAATTATTTCAGAAGGTTCTCTTCCTTTTGCAACTCTAGCCTTTTCAAGAATGTCGTCTATGACGCTGGATCGACTTGCTCTTGTAAACAAGTCACGAGCCAACTCAATTTGCTTGGCCGTTTCTTGCGGGAAGGTTTGGCGAACAAACCCGTCAAGGTCTTGCAGCATGTTCTTGGCAATGTCCCTTTCGGTTTTATCGCCGCTACCAAGAGCCTTGTTCAAGTCTCTTCGCAAATTATCAATTCTTTCAATGGAAACAGGCTGTTTTAAGTCAGCCTGTTGACCAAAGTTAGTTAACGCGTTGTCAATTTTCTTGTGCTTGTTTGGCAAAAACTGCGCCTTAGCAGCAGTATCTTTAATCTGCCCAAGCAAGTTGTTAAATTGCGTTGGCTGAACAACAGCGCCAACATCCTCTGCGGCTTTGTAAGCCGCTCGATACTCTTGCTCTAACTTCGGCGTTGCAGAAGCCGGAGCAATAAATGGCTTAACAACCTTGGCAATCCCCGGAGTCGCGGCGCCGATGGTCGCGCCCAATTCAACTTGTTCTGGATCGACAACAGCAGAACTTAATCCTCCAGAGTATGCGCCACCAATGACGCGCTCTACAGGAGAAAGGTTCGGCGCAAGGCCGCCAGATTCTACGGCACGACCAAACCTGTCAAACACGGGGGCTAAAAACCTAGCGCCGGGCAGAGCCTCTGCTGAAGGCGCCAATAGTCTTAATCCACCCCCAACAACAGGGCCAATAGCCAATGCGGCTGAACCGACAACGCCGGTCTTCAACGCCTCTCGTTTTTGCTGCGGGGATAGCAAACTCATGGCTGGGCCTACGTCACGGCCAACACCCATGAATGGCTCCGCGCTTTTACGCGCAATAGGCATTTGATCCACTGCCTGCTCTTGAGGGGCAGGCGTGCTTATAACGTATTTTGCAAAAGGATTGTCGCTTGCAGGCGGAGCGGTGCTAGGAACGTACTTTGCAAAAGGGTTTTCAGCCATGGCTTATCTTCCGCCCTTAAGTGCCCTATCCGCTGCGCCTGCGCCAAACACTTCATCAAATTGCTTTTTAAGAGCAGGGTTAGCGCGAAGTTCGGCTATTGCTTCTGGCGGCGGCGGCGGAGCGATTTTGTCCCTTGGCGGAGGCAAATCAATTCTAAGGCTGTAAGGCATTTTAATGCCCGACTGAACTGACTCGTCTACGGACTTGTTATGCAACTCTACACGGCCACGAATAACGTCTTCGTAGACTCGAACAACGCTCTCAAGCGCATCCGGGTCGGTGTTAAGGTTACCCAAAGCCTCTTGCATGATGCGCTGCTGCTCTTGCGAGGGCTGCGCGTCCAGTTTGCGAAGATTGTTAAGCACGTTCTGGAATAACGCCGTCCGCGCCGTTTCGGCATTAACAATTGCGTTAGTATCAACATCAACTCCCAAGCGGTTTTTAAGGAACTTAGCGCCCTCCAAGAAGGCACTACCGCCAGTACCCATGTATTTACGACCAGAGGTCTTTGCTAAGTCTGCGGCTTGTCGCAAGTTGTCAATATCTACCTTGGCCGTCTTTAACTGCTTGTAGGTATCGCGCAGTTCTTTCATTGCCTCTTCTTGGATTGTTTCGCTTGCAGGGGTATAGGCTTGCACCCCAATTCTTGGCGATCCAGCGGCAGCAATACGTTTCTTTTGCTCTTCCTGTTCGGGCGACATTGGCATACGGCCAACGACCTGATCTGCCGTTAAAAGCAAACGATCTTTTGTTTCTGGCGAAAACTCAGCGGGAATAAGTTGTTCTGCATTAGGAACGCCTTTATAAGCCTCTAACGCGCCGCGTCGCCATAAATCGTAAGTCGGCTGATCAGTTACAGCAGCCAATAAATCACGTTGCCGTTTAAAACCCGCTTCTTCAATATCAGTCATTGTTTTGCGGCGAGTTAAATCCGCGCTTCGCATTTCGCCAAGCGTTTTTGCAAGCGTTGCACCGGGAGCGCCAAAACGAAGCAATTCATTTTGCACTTCTGGCGATTCTAAATCTGCCGTTGCCAAATAATTACGCAATGCCGTTTCTTGCTGTACAGCCCGCATTTGCGCTGCCTGCTGTTGTTCGGCAAGGCGATTGGCACGGCCAAGTTCCATGCCCTGCACGTATGAGCCAAGGATGTTTACTGGCTCAAGTTGAGTTGCGCCGATGACTGCCATGGTTACGCCTCGTTCCCGTATCGCGGACCCATATAGTTATAGGCCTGAAGATTAGAACCACCGCCCGGAGTTACGTTTTGCGGCCCAAAATAACCGCCTTTATACATCCCATACAAACCAGCGCCTTGACTGAGCGCTTGGTTTAGCGCGTTGGCCTGACCGAGATAGCCAGAAGCGCGAGCCTGACCGCCACCTAACTGGATGTTGGCGATGTTGCTCCCAGCGCTTCCCATCGCGCCAACATTTTGCCCAGCGATAGCGGGGCCATAGCCACCAATTCCAAGTAGCGCGTTAGTAACGGTTGCGCGTTGATTCATTAAGCGGTTGTAAGCATTTTGGAATTCCTGCGAACCCATCTCCTGCCCGTACCGCACACCGGCCTTAATTGCGCCACCGCCAAACAACTGCCCGCGAGCAGACTGCATACGAGCAAGCGCCTTCTCTCCTTCAGACATTCTGAAAGAAAAACCGGGGTCCATCGTCAGGTCTTCCATTGTCGGAGTCTTGGTGTACATGCCTTCAGGCCCGTACAACTCCGATAAGCGATTAAGTTGCTGAAGCGACAATTCCCGAAACGGGCGAGTTTCCTCTAACTGCCGTTCAAGCATCCGCTCTTGGGATGCTTCCGCTGATCGAGCGGCATCTGTTTGCGCTTTTGCTGCCTTACTTGCCGAGCGACTGCCGATAGCAGCCGATCCGATGCTGGATGCGGCAATAGCAACTACTGGATTAGCCATGAGGAAATTCCCCGCGATATGTCGCAAAACTTTCGCCGTATAGTGCCATCACCGCACCTGCTTTTTCCATAGCAGACTCTCGGCCCTGACACAACAGCACCACTAAAAGAACCAAGTCATAGTAAGCGGCACGCCAAACAAACGACCGTTCGTCGGCCAAGCCATTTCGTTCGGCGTCATCCGAAGCCTTCCACTTCAGAATCGCCGTGCCCAGCGCAGGCAATAACTGCCCTGCGTGAGCCATAAAGAAACTATTTGCAGGCATACCCACAAGGGTGCGCCACACGGTATCGTCCAGCGCCTTACGGTCTACTGGGTCGCCATCGGCTACGTCGTCAAACACCTGCGTGACGTGCCACAAGTCAATCAGCCAAGCCACCGCATCTGGCGGCAACTCCAGCGCTGCAAAGTTCTCCCTTAGCCAGTATTCGGCTGTCGTCACGACACTTCCCGACCAGAGGAGCGGATGTTGATAGCCGAGGCAGCCGAGGCAATCGTGGAGATAAACCCACCCGGTTGCAGCACATGGCCGACCAACTCAGGGAACGTATACGTCTCCGAGGGCAGCAGCGTCTTAGCCTTAATGATCAAGTTCTGGTTGCCCGACGAGTCAAACTGCGTCACGAGGTTAACCGACAGGGTAGCCGCCGACGCGCTGTAGTTCGTCGCCGTGAACTTGTCGATGATGGCCGATACGTTCGTAGCCGTGTATTGGGTTACTTGCGTGTTCTCGGCAATCTTCGCCGGGATCAGGACTTTTACGTTAACTGCCATGTGTCACCTAAAAGGTAAATACCATTCGGACGCGACCGTTAGTACCGACCAAGCCCGGATCGCCGCCCTCTACTGGGTCGCCACCATCACCGCCAGTGCCAGCCGTGAGGCTATTATCGCCTACGATGCCCACAGCGCCCGTTTGGGTAAAGACCGCGCCTCCGTTGCCATTCACTGACGGCGGCACCGTACCGCCCGTCTGCGTGCCTCCAGCGCCTTGCTGGCTGCCAAATATGCCAATACCGCCGTAGCCGCCAAAGCCGCCCGTAGAGATCATTTCGTCTAGGGCGTAGGTTCCGGCGTAGACAACAGATTGGGTGCCAGCACCACCCACAGCGTCGCCTACAGTGCCGCCTATACCGGCAGCACCGACAGTGTACAGAATAGTTTTAAGGGCATCTGGCGCGGTTAACACAATGACTCGTTTAGCGTAGGCACCGCCGCCACCACCGCCACCGGGGTTCTCTTGGGGCTCGTATAGGAACTCGCCAAATATCTGGGTGACAGTGCCGTAGCCACCGCCACCGCCCGCACCCCATACCTCGATGGTGACGCCCGTGGCTCCCGTGGGAATTGTGACGCTACCCGACCCAGACGAGAAGTCGAATACACCGGCACCGGCTCCCCCCGTCGTGCCTGCAATTGCCGCTGCTAAGGTAGCGCCGCCCATTAGGTCAATCCCGCTCCGCTGATCAGCCAAGACGTGCTGCCAATCTTGACGCAGGTAGCGAGACCGTTACGAGCCAACGTTCGCGTGCCGGTCGTGGTGCTGTTCGCCAGAGTCAGGGTGTCGGTCGTAATGGAAATCGACAACGCGCTGGTATTGACGTTGACGATAATAATCACGGTGCCCACCGGGAACGCGACGGCAGAGTTAGCCGGAATGGTCAGCGTCAGGCTGGTGCCATTCATCAGAATCGACTTACCGCGATCTGCCAGCACTAACTGATAGTTAGCCGTCTTAGATACCTGCGGGGCTTCTCGATAGCCCACAGCATAGTTGGCGCTAACCGAATCGTTGTCCGGAATCAGCGGCGTGCCGGTGAACGTGGGCGAGGCAATCGGCGCATAGGTCGTTGCCGCAGCCGTCGTCGTCAGGGCGTTGGTAATGCCATACCCGGCTACCGTCGTCGGCGTGCCGGTAATCGTGGACCACGCAACGCTTTCCGTGGAGATATCGTTGATGCCCACGATGTCGTCGTACTCGCCGATTTGAATGTCGCACGAGTCGGTTAGCACAAAGCGATAGATCACGCCCTCTGACAGCCACATGTCCTCTGGCAGTCGTCCGCCAGAGTCAAGGATGATGGGGTTGGAGTTAGCAGTCGTGCCGCTAACAGACGTATAGGTCGTCAGCGGGGTCGTGGTGCCAGCGGCGTAGGTATAGATCTTTCCGCCCGACAGCACAGAGCCGTCATCGGTAAAGAACTGCGCCCCGGCTCCTGCAAAGGCTGAAAGGTAAACGGTCATACGTACACCTGCATAACAGTCAGAATGATTGAAGGAATGGCCGGAACTGGAGCGGCGGCGGCAAATTGTTGCAACTGCACGTCCAAAGCATCAACCGAAAAATACAGTTGAAAGTAATCGCCGTTAGATAACGGCAAAAAGAAATTGGCTGCCGAAAAAATCTCAGCGTTGTTGCCTTGAATCTGAATCAGTGACGCAGAGTTGGCTACGTTAGTGCCGTTGATAGCAGGCCAAATGTACAGTCGCCCCGTACCGCCCGAAGTCTTGTCTACCTGAATAGAAAACTGGACATTGTAGATAGCGGGTCGAGTAACTTTAATCTTGCTGCTATCGGCTGGGTCACGGTAAACGCCATACGCCGGATCAGCATTGTTGTACGTGATGGCGTAGGCCGTGTTGATGACCGTTGCCGCTTGAGTTTGCGTTGAAAAGAACGAACCGTAGTTGATAAGACCCGGCTCAAACCGAGGCGGCCCTTTTTGCAAATCGTCTAGTTGCCCCTTGACCACCGCCAACTCGTCTTCGGTGTTAGACGACAAAGAAGGCGTCAACTCAAGGTCAGAGATGGTGGTCTGCGTAGTGCCGCCACCCGTCAACTGGTACTGGTTGTTAAGAAACCGGAACCACTCACGCGAAATCAGCCCAGTGCGCTCGTCAATAAACGGCACACGCGGGGCAGGGATTTGCGTGATGTTTACGGTCACGACGCAGTACCGCTCAGTTGCAGTTCGGCGCCCATGATGGCGACCTTGACCGGATCGGTGCTGCTAATCTCGTACACGCGGTCACGCAACTTCAAGGTCATGCCAAGGCGACGGAAGATGGCGCGAGTGCCGTACTGGCCTGTGCGGCCCATAGACACCTGACGCTCGCCGTTCCAAGTGTGACCGCCGTCATCGGACCAGCGCAGCATTAACTGCGGGTTAACGCCTGTAACAATAATATTGTCAACTGCTAGACTCACGCCGTCATCTTGAACTACGCCCAAGATATTGTTGCAAGTTTCCGTTTCAACATCTTCGGGAACTTGAGTTCCAAGATTTGCAACCAACTGAGGATTGCCGGTCTCAGTGTTAATAATAACTTGCGTCTCAGTCGTAATCTCTGTAGCCGGGTCAAACGCATCTACACCCGGCAAGCCAACGCCTGTTTCGCAATCAATTTGAAGCGAGTGGTGGGCAGTGCGCTTTAGGTCATTACCGCCGGTTGGCAACGCACGCCAAGACCGTAGCCACTTCTGCGTAACGCCAGCGTCGGAGTACACGTCCAGATCAAACGCATACAAACGACCGTTTTGGTAATCACCAATGATCGGTTCGCCGTTGAAACGAGTATGGGAGTTGCCACGGTGACGCTTGAAGTCGCCGTTGCGGAAGCCAGCACGCTCGTGCCACGAGCCTGTCGCTGCGTCAAACACCCACGTCGTGTCAGCGTTGGTAAAGTTCAGCACGTAGAACGTGTGACCGTCCTGCTGATACGTGTAGCCAACCGCGTCGGCAAGGTTTCCGTAACTTTGAATGGCAAACTCAACCGCGTGCGTTGAGATACGAACGCCGGTATAACCGTTGGCACGGTATACAACGCCCTGACCCCGCGGGTCTGCGCCGAGCCAGAAGACGGAGTTGTCCATCTTGGCGACCGAGTACGGCGCAATACAGCCGATCTCGTTATAGGCGCCTTGGATACGGGTGAGCGGAAAATCGGCATCGCCGGAGTTGTACCAGACCTCCACGGAGTTCGTGCCAAATAGCCACGCCTCTCGATGGTCAATGATCAGGGATACTAGCCCGTCTGGTGAACCCTCAGCGCTTGCAAAATCCAAGGGGTCAATCGACAAGCCATCCAATAGGCTTGTGACCCAGACACGTTGCGAGTTCGGCTCATTGAATACGAAATAACCGTCAAGGTAGCCAACCGTCACCGCACCCGGAAAGTCGGGGTCAGTGATTTGCTGGAAAGCATCCGTAGCAGTGTTGTAAATATATCCATCTGGATTAGCAGCAATAAAAATTTGCGTGCCGTTATCAGCCATAGACACCGGGCCAGTTCCAGATACAAACCCTAATGACGGTGCTACTTGATTTTCTAATAAAATGGTGCTGCCATCTTCCAACAAAACAAAAAACCCATTTTCAAGCAATAAATCGTTTTGGCCTTGTTGTACATAATTAGCATCTAACTTGTACATTTGATCGCCTGAAACGACGTACAAGTAATTGCCTAGCGACCACAAGCCACGGATAGGTCCAGTGCCAATCGTGGCCTGTAGAGCCAAGCCGGGGCAGCGTTGCAGGTAGGCAGGCTCTTTGCCGCCCTCGGCAATAACCTCTGGATAAAGATTGACCATCCGGTTGTCGGCAGCATTGACCGACCGGATTACATACGACGACCCGAGGATCGGCGTCTTCATTAGAAGTTGCCCGTAAAGATGTTAAAGCGCGGTCGGTTGACGAGCAGCGCCGCAGGCATTGCCATCAGGTCATCCGGGTTATTGATGCGCTTCAAGTCGCGCTTGCTAGTCATAGCAATGCGCTGCACCTGCGGAGAGGGTTCGACACCAAACTCCGCTGCAAGTTCACAAGCCAAGTTAAATCGGAAAGCCCGCAGGTATCCCGGCGGGAACGCCAAGTTAGTGTCTAGCGCGGCAGGAGTTGCCAGCGGGCGCACCGACACGAAATGGAACTCCAGCACCTTGGTCGGCACCGGATAGATATAGATCTCTACGTCCGGGTAGGTCATGTTGACCCACATCAACTGCGGATACGTAGAGGTTACCGTTTTAACTGCAATACTGTTGTACTGCTGGTTATTGATCAGTTTGATGCCATACGACACGTTGGTTGAGGCGTCACGGAAATAGGTAGCGTCATCCATCAGGATAGGACGCTCGGCTACAAACACGCCGGTCGGTCCCATCGTAATGGTGCGGACGTTAGGCAGCCAGTTATAGACCTGATCTTGGGTCGAGTAGACAGCCAAACGCTCGGTACTCCACGAGTCGAGCATCTGGTTCAAAGCGGTGAGGGCATCCTGCGACGTGGCCGCAGAGGGGACTTCGCCCTCGGCCAACTGCCCGATCAGCCGCAACGCTCCGTTGATTTGATCGGCAGCAGTTGTAGCCATGATTTACTCCTTACGGCGGCGACGCGTTCTCAACGCATTATGCTGAGAATCCCCCAGCGCCGCCACATCTGACGACGCCGAGGGTTCAGACTCATCAGGATTGGAGGGGTCAAACTCCTCCCATCCTTGTTCCATATCTTCCCTCGCTTCCAGCCAAGAGATAGCGATCTTTTCCCCATGTCTGGGGTGGCGAAGGTAGATATTGGACATATTACGAGACAGTAAAGTTGACGTTGTACACCGGGAAAGTCACCGTATTAGCCAACGTGCCCGTTACTGCGGCACGCAAACGAAGACGATCTCCAGCCGATACAACCAAATTTGCCGCCGTTGCATTTAGCGTTAAAACACGCAGAGCGTTAGCAGTCAAAGCGGTGCCACCCGTTGACTTGGTGGTGTTGGCATCGGTCGCCGCCAGCATCGCTGCGGTGCCCGAACCAGACGTACCAAGGTTGGTGATAGTAAACGTGATGTAGTTAGTATCGCTTGCAGCCAACGCATCAACGCCTGAAAACCACGCAGCCGACAAAACGCCCGATACCGGAACGATGACAAAAGCGTCATTGTTGCCAGTTGTTGCAATGGTTGCTTTTTGCACGGAGGCAGAAAAACCACTGCGAACATTAGAATTAACGAGCGTGGCCGAGTCAAGCGAGCCGTTGATAATCGCCTGATCCGCAAAAGCAACACCAATCGCCTGTGTATTAGGCATATCAATACCCCTTTAGGTGATGCCCCCGGCAAGTTTCCCCGCCGAGGGCGTTGCCATTACGAAATGCGGTAGACAGTCCACGAGCCAACGCCGGTCTTGCGGCAACGGAAGTGGGCGGACGAAGCCGCCGAAACCGCACCCGCACCGACCAACGTCCAACCCGTGCCGACAGCAACGGTGATTGCATCCGATCCCGACGCATCAATGTTGATGACGAAGAAGTCGAACGCAGAGTCGTTCTTTTCGCTCATCGACGGGTAGGCGGCCTCAAGGAGAGCCACCGTCGGCAGCGTCAAGTTGCCAGCCGTACCGTTGAAAGTGAAAAGACCCGCGACCAGTTCAGCAGGGGACGCCGTAGCGGCTGCCGTCAAAGCAAGCGGGGCAACCTGCGAGAAAAACAACGGCTCGCCATTGTTGCCGTCGCCAATCTGATATCCACCAGAACCATTAGGAAGTGCCATTTTAGTTACTCCT